GTCCCGCTTCGCCAGATCCTTTTTCGATTCGACCTTGACCCTTCCATTTTGGTCAAACTCGCGCTTGGGGGTGGACAATTCCGCCTTGAGTTTTTCCAGGTGAGGGATGGTCGATGAAATGCTGATCAACTCGTCATCCCGGAACTTCTGGCCGTTTTTCACGGCGTTAAAGGTGTTGCGGAACCGGTCTGCCACACCCCACCAGGTCTGAGCCTTGAGATTTGCGAACTGGTCCTTGTTTTTGACCTTCCCGGTGTAAATCGCATCCGGCGAGAGTACCGCGCTCCCGGCGTTGAATTTCGAGTGCCTGATCCTGATCCGATTGGCTGCATTCAACTCATCGAATTTCGACCCGCATCCAGCACCTACGCCAATCGAATCGTAGATGATCTCGGCATCTCTCTGCCTGGCATTGCCGTAGGTCCGCGAACAAGATTGAAGCAGTTGATCCTCTGTGCCACTCCATTCGTCGCACCAATCAACCAGGAAGCCGTGAGCCGAAACATTCGCGCACTTGTCCGCTCCGTCATCGGCCACGTCGAATCCGATCCGTCTGGCCCCCGTTGGCTCGATCCCGAGTTTGATGTGAGCATCAACGGATGCCTCGATCCAGGACCTCATGATCACGGACCCCTCGGTGTTCTCCCACGGGGTGCCGAGGTAGTAATGCTCATACCCCTCTGGATCGTCCCGTCGCATGGCCTCGATCCGTTTGCGCGAGGTCTCCGACAGCCACGGGTTTTCGTCGTAGTTGATTCTGCGGCAGAGTGTATCTGCGGGAGGATTGACCACAAACCGCTGATAGACGTAGTCATCCTGAAACCGGGGATTAAAAATGATCCAGTGCTGGGACCCTTCCCGCCTCAGAGTGGGGTCGATAATTCCCCACTGGTCCTCGGTCAGTAATTCGGATTCCTCGGACCAGTGAATATCGATCCGTTCGAGCCCCTTGATCTCGTTGATGTTGCGCGAGCGACCGTAAAACAGGAAATCTGATCCAGTTCGCCGATGGGTGATAGTGGTCGCCCCGATGTCGAATTCTGCCGCCATCCCGAAACGCTGGATCGTATCAACCAGGACCGTAAACACGCTGTCTGAGATCCGGTTCTGGAACTCCCGAGTGGCCAACAATCTGATGCGACATGTCGAGGCCAGATAAACTGCCATCCCGGCTGCGTCCCACGTTTTTGTTGAATCTCGCCCACCGTACAATATCCGATTGCGGATACCAGGCGTGAGCCAAAAGTGCCGGAGCGCTGGGTTAAGGGAGGGCATTTGTCAAAAATCTGCCTAAAGTGGGAAACTTTTCTATCGCCCCGATGGGCATTTGAAACAAAGTGGGAGAAATTCATCCTCCATGCCGACCGTTGTTTAAAAAAGTGGGGACTACCGCTCCGGGATGTCCTGCTCGTTGTAAAAGTCCCCCAGAGTGCGTACCGGATAATCCGGGACAGGCGGCAGGGACGTTCCCTTGTTTGCCGCCAGCAAGTTTAATCCGGTCTTTGCGGCCTCGTTGGCCAGGGCCGTGTAGCGCGCGATATTTTCCGTCTGTTGGATCGACTTATCGGGGGCTTCCACATCCACCTTCTCGGCCTCAGCATTTGCGATGATCGCCATTTTGTGAGAGGTCATCGCCCCGAACCGGGCCGCCCCTGCAAGGTGGGTTGAAATATCCTTCATTTCATCCGCGAGAGTGCGAACTTTGACTTGCAAACAAACCGGCAAACTTTCCATAGCGAGTTCGGCAGCAGCCAATTGATTTGCAACCTTTTTCACTGGCTTGGTTTGCAAACTTAGCCGCTTGTTTATTGCGGTGTCGCTGATACCGTATTCACGGGCTAATTTTCGGACCGCTTCTCCCCCTAAAATCCGCTTTTCAATCTCATTCCATTGTTTCGGAGTGAGTTTTGAGGGTCGGGCCATAGGAGAGGACCTGCGAATAAAAAACCCCGCGCTCGGCGGGGAAGATTGGCTGTTTTGCCAACCAGGAGGAATTTGGGGGGAATTTCGGAGTGTATCGATTACCGGGGATTATTGCGCTAAAAGCGCAGGGTGTCAAATTTTGGTGAAAATATTTGCAAAAAAGATCAAAAAACCCTTGACGAATGCGAACAGAGTGCGTATAGTAAGAACTGTAGCAGGCCAAAACGATAAACCAACCAAGGAGAGAATCATGAAAAAATATGAATTTACGGATGAGACGGTAGAGTGTGAGGGTGTTGTACTGCACAGGATCGTCGCGCTGCGCGGCTTTGGGGACGTGGAAAAAGGCGATCTCGGAGGGTTTGTTGAGAGCGAAGCCAATCTTTCCCACGAGGGCAGTTGTTGGGTATATGACAACGCGCGGGTATATGGTAACGCGCGGGTATATGGTAACGCGCAGGTGTTCGGCGGGGCGCGGGTGTTCGATGATGCGCGGATATACGGGAATGCGCAGGTGTTCGATGATGCGTGGGTGTTTGGGGATGCGCTGGTGTCCGGGAATGCGCAGGTGTCCGATGATGCGCAGGTGTTCGGGGACGCGCTGGTGTACGGGAATGCGTGGGTGTTCGGGGATGCGCTGGTGTGTAGCGGTGAACACGACAAAGGGGAGTGAAATGACCCAAGTGGCTGTGGATGCGCGCCACCGGCTGCGAGAGATGATTCGGTATCAATCAGAGTTCACCGCTATCCAAAACCCTGAGCCGATCGTCAACTCGTTGACCCCCGCACAACTCGCGGATCTTGAGGGACGGGAATTGAAATCCCCTGATCCACAGGCCATCCTGGCCGCGCGCAAGGAGGCGCGCTTGTCCCAGACCGCTGCCGCCGCGCTGGTGTGGGTGTCTCCCCGCGCGTGGCAATACTGGGAGGGAGGTGAGCGGAAAATGCCCCGCGCGATCTGGGAGTTTTTCAAGATCCGATTAACCCACGCATCCCCCTTCCCGTAATTTCTCGTCCAGCGCGGAGAGGCCCGAGTTTTCCAGTTTTGCGAACCGGGCCTTGATGCGCCGGACTTGCTCTTGCAGTGTGCGGAGGGACAGACCGTACTCGGAGGCCAGGCGCTTGGAATCCCACTTCCTCCGGCATACTGCACGCTCGACCGCTGCGATGCGTACGACGCGCGGTAGGCCCTCGAGATCCACACAATGGCTCAGAGCGTCTACAGCGTCCCTCCAATCATCCCTGGGAGCGGGTTGACCGCAGTGAGGACAGTCGGAGCGGAAGTCCCCGAATCTCACAGTGAGAACGTGGCGCTGATCTGGAGCAAGAGTGTCGAATACTCGCAGGATCATTCCGGCCTGAGCTGATCCATCCAGTCCCGCCAGCCCTTTGTCCGATCCCAAGCCGGGGCCGCGCAGCAGAGAAGTGAGGGGGGTACGAGGGGACTGCTGGTGCCCGTGGTTGAACGCAAATATCAGGGCCGCGTGAGCGGATTTGAACGGGGGATCATCTGTCACTGGTTTTTCTCCAGAAAAAGCATGCTTTTTTTCCTAATCGCGCGTCGAATTGAAAACGCTCCAAATTAATGCCCCGCACCATCCGAAAAATGTCCAGCCAAGCGTTAAGTTTAACAGAAAAATTGCCGGCATATTTCTGTGCCCTCTGATACATGCGACAATAGTCGGAACAAAGTACATTGCTCCTAAAAAGCAAACTAGAGCCTCTATATTTTCGTGAATTACGTTAACGTCCATCGATTTTTCTCCCTTTCTTTAAAAGCATGCTTTTTTTTGCGTTGTACAGCCTGTTCCCGATTTGCCGGATCAGTTCCTTGTCGACCCAAGACAGACGAGGATCATCGACGCTTATAACGAGGATGCCCAAATCTTTCCACCCGTCCGATTTGATGCGCTCCAGATCCTCTGGTGAGCGGTCGGAGGCCGGCCGTCGTCCGAGAGGGCAGTGGTAACTCAATGGGTCAATCCTCAGTCTCATCGTCGTCGTCAGACACTTTCCGGATCACGAAGGGCACCTTTTCGCCCGTGTTATCTATTTCGAGCAACATCTTCACGGCCTCTTCGCCCCCCGGTCGCACTGATTGTAGCCCGATTTTGTCCGAACTCAGGCATCGACCGGAACCATCAAAAAATGACCCGGTGATTGCATCGCACCAGACGAGGCGCATCGAGGTAGCCAGCAGCACTGGGATCACCACCCTTTCGTCATCCCCGGATTGAGCAATGTACAGATCGTGGCGTCTGGCCCAGGTCTCGCGCTGTTTTCTGGAGGTCGTTGGATTGATCGCCAGCATCCCGTTTTCAGCGCAAATATCAAACGCCGACACT